TCGCCGTCCGGCTGTAATGTGTCTGTGCTGCAATGTCCGGCAGCGGAAGCCGCTCGACGTACCGCAGTAAGGCTATCTTACGGTCTACCCTCCCAAGCGGTGCGCTTTTGATGGCTGCGGTCATCTGCTGTCGGTCAAGCCCTTGCAGCGCAGGGGGCAGCACTACACGAGCCGCCGCCACAGGCAGCACCGAGCCAGAAGGGCTGCGGCAGCTGTCCGGCGTTGCGCACCATAGCGGTGACGACACCGAGACGGTTCACCATTTTGTTGACATCAACAAAATGGTTGCTGATGGCGTACAATTTCGGGCTGTGCCGAAAATGGTATGTAGTGCTGCTCATGGTCATTCCTCCTGCGTCACATCGTCCGGTGCATCAATCGCACTGTCCTGTGCGTCCAGTGCATCATAGTACGCCTTTGCCAAAGTTTCCACCTCTGCGATGTCGTCCTCCGTCAGCAGTCCGCTGTCCAGATGGACGTAAGTCTTATCCAGCCAGTAGGCCACATCGCGTCCTGCTGCAATTTCCCGCTTGATGCTGCGCAGCGTCAAATCATGGCGAGATCTGCTTTTGATTGCCATATGTATGTACCTCCTTATGTGTTGGTCATTGATGCCACAGCATCCTCAAGGTCAGTGATGCGCTTGATGGGGTCTGCTCTGCCGGTCACCGTCACGCTGTCCGCGTCGGTCATGATGGTGTTCACGCCGGGGAGGGCGGGGATAGGCAGAGCGCCTGTGGCGGTGAAAGGTTCAGGTGTTACCAGCTTATACGCAATTTGCACCGGGGTTCCTGCGGCGTATTGAGCGGCGATATAAGCATTAAGCTCATCTGGTGTTGCAAAATACCGCTTCATCATAGACGAGGTAGTAAATAAAAAACCAGTAATATTTCCACCAAACGCATGATAAAAATGTGAACTGACAATATAGTCGATATTTTGATTGCTAATTCCAGGTGTATTCATTGGAATTAAATTCCAATAATCATCATATTCATTTACGAATTTTTCAGAGACGCCGTCTAGTGTAATTGATTTCCATACCTCTTTTCCAACTCCGCTCACTGCATCTACCGTGCCGCCGTAGATGGTGCTGGGCAGGGTCAGGGTGGAGGTTTGGCCGGTGTAAGGGGCGTAGGCGGTGGGGGCGGCGCCGATACTTATCATTGCATTATCATAATTCGCATCTGGCATGCTTAATTTGCCAGCAACCCCAAGAACGAGACATTGTGCGCCAGATGGTACAGCATAAGAGGCATTTACCATTTGCGAAGAGCCAGCTTCCTTGAAATACTTTTCTCCGCTGACATCACTTGTCCAAACGCATGATATACCGCCAAGTTCCGGAAAACCGGATACATTTATAGTATCGCCTACATTGCACGGCACTTTATATGATGCCCAAAAAGATGAATGGATGTTCACAAAATCATTGGATTTGTGATAGTTATCATCAACCCAATAACTGCCGATAAAATGATTGACATTATATAAATTTTCCCCACATCGCTCCACTTGCACGCTGTCCCTTCCCTTGATGGGACGGATGTTTTCGGGGCTGGGCTCACCGCTGCCCGCCTGCACGGGTTCCCAGCTGGCAGTCACACCCAGCGGATAATTTCCCACTGGGTAGCACACCACCGGGTTGCCGGTCTCTTCCAGTGGCGGGCAGAGCATGTCCACGATGTGCTTGCTGCTCCAGGCGTCGGGCCCCACGGCGGTATCATCAATTTGTATGCCATCTTTGCCGTCTGCACCTGCCGGGCCGGGGTCGCCTTTAGGCCCCTGTGGCCCAGTGTCACCTTTTTCGCCCTGCGGCCCCTGCGCACCCTGCGGGCCGCGCTCGCCCTGAATGCCACGCGGCCCCTGTTCACCACGAGGGCCAGTCTCGCCCTGCGGGCCGGTGGCTCCGGTAGCACCAGTGGGGCCTTGAGGGCCTTGCTCACCCTGCGGGCCGATGGGGCCAGTGTCGCCCTTGTCGCCTTTCTCGCCTTTGAAGTTACCAGCGGCAATGCCGTCTTTCAGTTCCTGTAAGCTGTCAGCGGCCTTTTTCTGTGCGTCACCGGCAGCTTTCTCGCTGGCAGCGGCCTTTTGTGCGGCTGCTCCTGCCTGCTGCGCTGCAGTCTGCGCGTCGGTCTTGGCCTGCTCTGCGGCGGTGGCATCTTTGTGCACGGCATCCACCAGCTGCTGCCACGCGGGCGAGTCCGGTTCCGGCATAGTGCCGTCCTCTGTGCCGCTGTTGGCGCTGACGCGATATCGCAGGTCGGCGCTGGTCACGGTCTTTGTGCCGTCGCTGCCCTCAAAGGTAATGCAGCCGTTGCCGGGCTGTGCGGTAACGCTGGCGGGCACATCCACAGAGCCGTCCACCACCAGCGAGGATGCCGGGTCTTTGCCGTCCGGGACGTGCCAAAAAGCTCGGATGATCAGCCCTTCCCACTCGCCGGACACATTGACATGCAGCCGGTACACGCCCCGGTTCTTGGTGTAACCAAAGCGCACCAGCTGCTCATAGCCCGGCACTTTGACGACGCCATTGGATGCGAGAGATACGCTTTGCTCAATCATGCTTTACTCCTTGTTGATGGTAGGCTTCTTTTCTGCCAGTGCCTTCTTCATCAGGCTTACGGCCTTTTCAATCACTGCGTCAAGCACTTCATCCGTGATGATAGGCTTCAGCCATGCAGGGCAGGCCGCACGCAGCGCGTCAAAGACCTGCGCCTTTTTCTTGGCACCCTGACCGCTGCCCATGATGCTGTCCTCGGCCTTGCATACGAGGTCATAGGCCAGATCTTTGACCAGCTGCTTATAGCCCATGCGGATAGCGCCGACAGCCAAAGCCGCAAAGCCGACGATGATGAGAGCGATTGCGACGGGGGTTGGGATGAAATTAAGAATTGCTGCCATGTTTCGTTACTCCTTCTGTCAAATAGTTGTCAATGTCGGCCTTGCTTTTCTGCATGGCCTGAACGTTATTTCCGGTGAGCTGCGCTTCCAGCAAGGCACGCACGGCCTGCAGGGTCAGGCGGTTCACTTCGTCGATGTCTCCAAAGCGGCTCAAATCGCGGGAAAGTGCCGCTGTGTGCTGGGTATAGCCGGTTTCCAGTGCGCCAACGCGCCGGTCAAGGTCGTCAAGGCGCTTGTTTTGCGCCTCGTCCGGCGCTCCGGCCTTTTTGATGTACTTGTGGATGATTTCCAGCACCTTGTCCACCGTGATAGCGCCAGCGCACACGCTGCCAAGGATGCTAACCACCCACAAGATTGCCTGCTCTTTGGTCATGCACCCTCCCGGAGACGGGTCAGGCCCTTCTTGCAGATGATGCTGGTATAGTCCTTGTAAGCAATGGACAGGTCAACATTGCCCGCAACGCCCGGCACGCTGCCGGAGCTGGTATGCTGCCACATCCCATAGGGGTATACCGTGGCGGGCTTCTGGCTACGGTAGGCCGCCAGCCACACATCATAGGGCTTGAGCGCCGCGCCGGTCATGTAAAGGTGCTTGTCTGCATAGCTCAGGTAGGTGTACAAGATAGAGTAAAATCCCCAGTCCTGCACCGTTTTCAGCTCGTAAGCAGTCAGGTCGGTCAGCACCTCTTTGCTAAGCTTCGCGGGCAGCGCGTCCTCGATGTCCACAGCCACCGGCAGGCGCAGCGTCTTGCCGATCAGGGCGCTTTTCAGCAGGGCCAGCTCCTTGTCAGCTTCTGCCCGGCTGACGGCCTTGAAATAGCCATACACGCCTACCGGGATGCCAAGCCGAGTGCACTCTGCATAGTTGCGCTCAAAGGTCGGGTCAAGATACGGCTTGCTGGGTGCGCCTGTCTTGCTGTTGCCCATTGCCCGCAGCATCACGCCGTCAATTTTTCCGCTGGCCTTGACCTTGTCCCAGCCGATGTTGCCCTGCCAGCGGGAAACGTCCATGATTGTTTTACTCATTTAAGCCTCCTTGTTCTTATTGCCGGTCTTGTCCTCCAGCAGCTCGATCAGCTCCTTATACTCGGCATCGGTGATGCGGCCAATGGCGTAGAAAACGTCCAGCTTGTCCGCAAGACCAGCGGTCTGTCCGCGCTCGATCAGGCGTTTACAGATACGATACAACATAGTTTTTACCTCATTATGTGGTGGTGTCAGTGGTGGTGTCATCGGTCAGTCCCAGCTCCAGCAGGGCGACGCGGTACTCCTGATCTACCGCCAGGGCGTCCGTGTCCGCCTGGGCGGCCTGCGTCTCGGTCAGCAGCTCTGCCAAGGTGGGGTAGTGGTAGCCGGTGAATACAACCGATACAGTATTCAGCGTATTGGTAAGGGTACATTCAAGCCTTTTTTTGTCGGCCGAAAATAATACTGTGACCGTGAGACTTCCCGCGCTAGAAATGTGAGCTTCATATGTCATACCAGGGGTAAGATTAAAATCAGCTTCGTTTACGCGGAGGTTAACGTAATCTACACCGTCCTGAACGTTAATTGTCTCAGTTTTTCTCCTCCCAATCGTTGTTTTTCCGCTCCACACCAGCCGCGCCTCCGACTTGACCGCCACACTGGCCGCGATGGTGTCATACAGCGTCTTGCCGCTCAGGGTGCCGTCCGCAGCGATGTCCAGATAGTCGCCCACCTTCACGCCGCCCAGCTGGTCTGCCGTAGCAGGCGGCAGGGTGTACGGCGTGCCGAACTTGGCGTCGGCCTGGTCCTTGGTGTACCTCTGAGCCAGGGCGTCGCCGGTCGCCTTTGCATCAGCCGGCGCGCCCGATACGGTCAGAGTCGTGTCAGTGGACACGATAACCTTTGCGTCGGCGGCACTCTTTGCAGCTGCTTCCTCGCTGGCCTTTGCGGCAGATGCACTAGACGCGGCAGCAGTTTCACTGGCCGCTGCTTCTTCGGCACTGGAAGCAGATTCCTCGGCTTTTGATGCCGAAATACCTGCCTGCTCTTGCGCTGCGCTTATGGCTTTTGCAGTGGCGTCTTTGACTGTCTGGGCTGCTGCTGTGGCCTGTTCTGTGGCAGTTGCCGCCGCGTTTGTGGCTGTTTCCGCACTCTGAACAGCTTCTTCCTGCCGCGCGATAACAGCCTCGCCATACTGCTTCACATACTCAAAGCCCTGTGCAAGGGCTTCCCGTACTTCCACGCCGCGTTCTGCATTGCGGACTTCGGAAATTGCTTCGTCAAATGTCTTATCCAATTTATCACCCCTTTGCGGATGCATAGCCCTTCAGCGAGCGGCTCAGGTCATAGGCGTCACTGGCTTTTCGTGCGCTCAGGGCCTGCAAGTCGCTGACGCTGGAGAAATCAATGCCCAGCGTGAATTCTTTTTTGTCCGGCGCGTCCAAAGGCTCCACAATCTTAGAGCACAAAAGCCAGGTGTTCACCCCGTGCGGGTTGGAGTAGATGTGTGTCATCTTGCCAAAGCCAAGGCGGGCGATATCCACACCGGCATCCTTGAGGTCCACAGCCTTTACCGTGATTCCATCGAGATAACGCAAGTTTTTGGACAGCTCCGCGTTTGCGGCATCCAGAAGCGACTGCGTTGTGTTTTCGGTTCCGTCCTGCACAATGACCCGCGCGATGATGCCAAACAGCTTTTGCGCGGTGGCGTCGTTAGCGGTTGCCGTGATGGTGTTGGTTTTCTCCCACAAAAACCAGCCGGATTTCTTTTTTCCGACGGCAATGACGCGGGTGACAATATCCTCTGCTTTGACGTAGCTGCTCAGGTCGAGCAGGTTTGTGCCGAATGCGATGGGCTGCCCATTTTTCTCCTGCACTTCCCGGACGTAGTCCAGATACCGGGCCCCGTTTTCGTGCCGGACGATCAGATAACCGCCGTATACATCCACAAGCTCATTTTGGATGACATCCCATGTAACGCCAAAATTTCGTCCATCGCCAAAGGTGTACCGTGGCGCAGAATCGTAACGGACCACGGAAGAATCCGGCAAAGCTGCACCGTTGAACAAGACGGCATAGCCGTCTCCCTGCTTTTCGATTTTCCAATTTTTCGAGACCGTGTCTTTGAGATCGTATTCCGTCTCAGGCGGAAAGGATTTTGAGTGCGTAGCGCATGTGATATCCGGCGTAACCGTTCTTTGCGTGGCTTCGTGCGTCTGGCCGTCACCATCCAAGGATAAAGCCACGTTTACGCTCACGGAAAAAAGGCCGTTTCCAGTGCGCCAGATATACCCGTTTATGGAAGAATCTGTATGCTTTTCATTCAGCGTCCAGCTGTACGCAGATGGATCCGGGGCCGTGTCATCATCCGAGTAGCCGACTTCATATTGGCTTACAAGCTGTACGCCGGACGAGGTATAAAGTCCATATTCATACCTGTAATCGCCGTCACTATCCGGAGTACCCGCCATGTATTCCAGTTTCATCACGCAGCTATGCAGCTCTGGCACCACCACGCTGGTGCTCGGAAAGCCAACATTTCCGCAGACAAACGACTTGTATGCGTCCACCATGCCGGTGTGGTTTTCCAGCAGAAACGAAAGAAATTGCTTGATCGTCACGTCTTTGGCTGTATATGGCGCAACAGAGCTGTCGTTGAGGTAGGCCAGCTCTCCCTCGCAAAAGACTTTTTGACGCAGCATAAAATCCTGCTCATGGCTCATGGGCCTGCCCTCCCAGATGCGCACACCGTCTTGTTCTACGGACACGGTCGTGCGCATTTTTTGCAAAGCTGAGTGGGCCACATTGCCAAGCGGCAGAGTGAATTCCAAGCTGCCGGCCTTGCTCACCTCCCGTGTCAGAGTTGGACTGATGATCTTTTTTGTGTCCGTGTAGTCCGTTGGGTCGTAAATGCAGGTCTTTGTCTTCCACACGTCAACGCCGGTCTGGACGCCCGCATAAACTTTATAGCTCATAAGCTGCCCCCCAGATATCGGATGCTAATGCTGCAATCCGCAGACGCCGCAAAGATGAGAGTACCTACAACGCCATCCGGCATATGCAAGCCCTCAATGTACTGCCACTCTGTAGACTTTGCAAGGATGCCAACCTCAAGGCCATTGAGAGACACCGCAATGTCCGCAGCGTCCTCGCTGCGCTTGAAGTAGATGCCAGCCGCTCTTGGTGCACCGGTAACGGTTACGGTGATGTCCTCGTTGGCTTTGAGCTGGATATCCGTATAATCGCGGATGATCGCCGTATCAAATACAAGGTCATCCCACAGCCAGTCATCAGAGCCGTCGTATACACTGCGTTTGAAGGGGTCGCAAGTGCCTGTAATCGTAAACACACAGTATAATGCGTCCTTGCTGACGGACACCTCCCACAGGCCCTCCCAGTAAAAACTGGGGTCATTGTCGAATTTACACTGGAGCCATTTCCCGTGGATGGCGTTTGCGATAGTGCTGTAGAGGTTCTCCCACTGCTTTTTCGGTGCAGTGCACTTGAGTTCCATGGTAATGGTGCGCTTTTTGTAGTGTGGCCTGCCGTCCAAAGAACTGGTCAGGTTGAGCAGGGTATCAGACCCCGGCACCTGCACAAGGTAGTCATCCACCTCAGCAGGGCCGATTTTTGGGCTTCCGACCTTGAGATACAGCCCCCAGTCTTTCAGGGTGTGGAAGTTGCCAATTTGTGCGCCCAAAAGTTTGCCCATTACACACCCCTCGCTTTCCTCGTCACGGTCACACCGATGCGCGCGTCAACATTTTGTGCCATTCTGGGCGAAATGACGCCCACCAGCTCGCCAGAATCCATGACCACCTGACCGGTGCCAATGGCAGGCAGATGCTCGTCCAGAAGCTCCTCGATGCGCTCCAGAATGCTGGTCTGCTTGTCTGCGTGGCTGCTCTGTCCAATCACGCGGTACTGCATCGCAGACCGCGTAGAAAACTCGCTCAGGCTGTCGTACACGCCTACATCGTCAAACGGGCTCTTGTAATTATTGACCGGGTCTTTGCTCTTTTTGTTTTTGGCCCACAGCGCAAGCCCGATGCCGCCAGCTACAGCACCCACAGCTCCAACGCCGAGAATGATACCTAAAACCGGGTTCGCCGAGATGAACGACACCACAGTGCCAAGCGCGGACGTGATGCCGCCAGCCATACCAGAAAAACCCTGCACAATGCTGCCAAGTGCGCCGCCAACGCCGCCAGAGCTCGCAAGGCCCTGCACAATCTCAGAGAACGCCTTTACAGACGTAGTGGCACCATCCACTCCGGCAGTAATGCCGTTTGTGAAAATGCTCTGGATAGACCCCAGCGCCTTGCCAATGCCGCCGCTGAAGTAGCCCTCATTGACTGCGGTCAGCGCGTCCGCAAACCACTTAGAGATCACGTCACGCTGATCCTGCGACACTTCGCCCCAGATTAGATTGACAAAATCCAGAGCGAGACCGCCCCAGTCGCCATTTTTGGCGTCACTAAAGGCGCTTTTTACCAGCCCGAAAATGCCCTTATCCAGCTGGCCGGAAGCCTCACTCAGCTGCTGGTCAATGCGGCTCTGGGTGCCCTTTACGCTCTTGTCGATAAGAGTAGAGGTCTCGTTCACCTTATCTTCGATTCCGTCGATGTAGGTGATGATCTTCTCGTAGGTCTCCGCGCCGTTCTTTCCGATGCGCTGGCCGGTCTCTGTGACGGTCTTCTTGATATGCTCGCTGCCGTCGGCGTACTTTTCCACCGCCTGCTGCACCTTTGTGGTGATGCCGTTAAAGGTGGTTTCCGAGACGTTGGTAAAGGTGCCCAGCAGCGTTTTTGACATGTCGTCATAGGTCTTTGTGACCTTTGTGACCGTGCCGTTGACTTTGGTCTCCACCTGCTTAAAGGTCGTGGCAACACCGTTCACCATCTCCTTGCCGGTCGTGGTGGTGGTCTCGGTGATGCGATCTTTGATCTTGCCCGCGCTGTCCTTGACCTTTTCGGTGAGAGTCTGGATGCTAGTGGTCACAGTGCCCAGCGCATTCTGTGCAGCGGTGGTAGCCGTGCTGGAGATGGACGAAATGACCGTTTCGGTGGTGGACCTGGTGGAACCGGAGGATCCGGATTTTTTGCCGCCGGAGGAGCCGCTGCCACCGCCTGTGGTGACGATGGAACTGCTCCCGTTGCCATTGGCTGCCGCCAAATCCGCCTGACGCTGGGACCAGCTCCTATTGCTGATGCCAACGCCTTTTAAGGCGTTTTGCCGCAACCTGTTACGGTTGCTCTGCCGGTTATTTGCATCCGCGTACTCTTCGTAAGTATCAAAGTCAGCCGTGGCTGCTTTTCCGAGAAAACGGTTGAGCTTATAGCTCAGCTGATCCAGCCATGTGGTGGCTTTGCTTGCGAAGTCCTTGAAAGCGTTTTTTGCCGTGTTGATAGGCTCTGTCAGGCCGGTAATCGCGCCTGCGAGACCAATCCAGCCGTCCGTTTTGTAAGCTTCCTGTGCTGCGACGAGCATGTCGTTCAGATTGCCGATTACAACGCCGGCGCCGCTGGATAAATCGCCGGTCAGCAATCCCGCCAGCTGCTTTACATTGTCCTGCAGGGTAGACATGCGCCCATTCATGGTCTGGCTCTGTGTCTCCATAGCACCGTAGTAGCGCCCGCCCTCTTCGCTGGCTGCGATAAGAGCCTGAGACAGCAGGTCATAACTGATGGTCATGTTCTGCACTTCTTCGGTGGACTTGCCTGTATAATCCGCCAGAATGCCATATACGTTGATGCCGGCATAGGCAAACTGCTTGATGTCAACCTCCGTTGCCTTGCCGGTGTTGGCGATCTGCTGTAGGTTCTGCGCCATGCGGTTCAGCTCGTCGCTTCCGCCGCCTGTGGCAGCAACAGCATCACCCAATGCCATGATGGTACTGCGGGCATAGGAAGCGTTCTCGCCTGCAGAGATCAGGTACTGGTTCGCCTTTGTCAGGGACTCGACATCAAACGGGGTTTTTGCCGCGTCTTCCTGAATCTGGCTCATGACCTGCTGGGCAGCTTCCGCGCTGCCCAGCATATTGGTAAAGCCGGTGGTGTACTTTTCTATCTGAGCATTATAAGAAATGCCCATCTCCACAAAGTCTTTTGCAAAACTTACCGTCTTTGTTCCGAGCGAGGTAAGCATATTTGCAAGGATATTGGCTTTTGCGCTGGCTGTTGCAAATTGGTTTGCCATACTTGCAACGCCGCCCCCGGCGGTATTTGCGCTGCGGCTCAAAGAATTTGCTGCGCTTTGCGTCTCTTTTTTGGCAGTTTCAAGGTTCTGCTCATACTCTGAAGTATCAAGACCCAAAGTAGCCATCAAATTAAAGATATTCATGCATCACCACCTCCGTTCTGCCCTGCGGCTTTCCTGCTGTCTGCAAGGGTCTTTTCCCAGCACGCCTGCGCTTCCTCCAGCGTAGTCTCGTGCCTGCGCTCAGATAGTGGCTTGTCGTACTCTGCCATGATCTCGCTGAAGGGCTTCTCTACCGGCTGACCAAGAGATACAGCACAAAGATAAAGCATATCAGCCGTGTACAGCTGGTATGCTCTTGTGCGCTGCTGTTCCCGCATCTCGCTGATGACGAACCATACGAAATACTTTAAGCCGTATGCGCGGAGATGCTGGAGGTCGGCTCGGCAGACGTAGTGCCAAAACTCAGGCCGTTCAAGTCTGCCAGCGAGGACAAAAAATCCTGCACGTCTTTCTGCATCACGGACTTGGTAAGTGCAGTAAACGCCTTGGGCAGGGTGTCTTTTTCGCCCTCTTCCAGCGTGTACAGCTGGTGCAGGGCGTTCACGGTGCGCTCAGGGTCAAGTTTCATCAGAGGCTTGACAAAGTCCAGCGCGGCAAGCGCAAACTCGCGCGGTGTCAGCTTTTTCTTTTCACCGGGCTGCGGCTCTGCACCCAGCATCTTCAGGGCGTTCGCAACAATGGTCTCCCGAGCTGCCTTGGTCTCCGGGTTATCCACGTTGTCCTTTGCGTCCATGACCATGCGTGTGATTCCGTCCACCGCATCATACAGCTTGGGCAGCGCTTCCACGGGGTCAAGATTGATGGTAAGGATCATTTATTCTGCCTCCTTGACGTAGAACTCCATAGGCACCTTGCTGGTGTCGGTCATGTCGTAGTGACCCTTCAAGCTCAGGCTGATGTTGCCCTTTCCGTCCTTGGTGGTTTTCAGCTCGATGCCGCCATCGCTCACAGCCTTCATCAGCTTAACCGCGGCATAACCGCCGCCGATCAGGTTGCCATGCCACCAGATGTCCTGGAAGTCCGTGTCCTTGTAGTCTTCGCGCACGGTGATTTTGTTGGTTTCAACGTCCGCAGCGCCCAGCTCCAGCTTAATGGTGTCGGCGCTCACGGTCATGCAGGTGGTGGACATACCGCAATCCCAGCTGGTGATGTGCTTGAGCTGGTAGGTGTTCTCGGGCACTTCGTCCAGATCCTCGCCCAGATCAATGGTGTTGGGCTTGCAGGAAATGGTGATGCCGCCGGAGGTCAGGCAGATAAGATCTTCTGCAGCAATGGGGGTTGTACCCGCCGGGTCAAACTTCTTGAGCAGCGCACCCGCCTGAAACTGAAGTTTTTTGAAAGCATCTGCCGAAATGGCGTGATACATTTTGTTCATGCGTTATCCTTTCTCACACCACAAAGGATGTGACGTCAAAAGTAAGGTATGTGCACAGGTATTTTTCCGGTGGGTTGTCCATAGACTGCGCCCACGGGTTGCCTGCGCATAAAAGGATCGCGCCGCCCTCGCACTCGATGGTAAGCCCATCGCCAAGGGCAGCGCGGATCTCGTCTGTTTTGCGGATGATGGGCAGCTTTCCGCCGTCCACCGGATACCACAGCCGCGCGTGGAAGGTGCTGCTCTCGTCAAATCCTTTGGGAATGACCGGCAGCACTGTGATATAGGGCAAGGAAGCGCCCTGCGGCACAAAATCATCCGGGTACACAGGAATATCAAACAGCACAAAAAAGCTGTTCAGCGCCGTTGTAATGGCTTCTGCTGTGCCCATCAGGTCAACACCGCCTTTTTGCACTGGACAACTGCAAGGTTCATCCCGCTTTCCGCCGGAGACAGCTTGTCTGCGCTGGCAGATGTGACCTCGAATACCTGCGCGTCCTCCAACCGCTTGATGCGGTCGAAGGGGGCGAGTTGAACGCCCTTGTCAACGTAGATCGAATAGGTGGAAGCGGTGCCCTGCTGCTCGGCCTGCTGTGCCTCAATGGTGGTGTCGTGGCGTTCTACGCCCTCGAATTCCAGCCCCGGCACCCATGTGGTGGTGGAGCCGAACAGCCCATCAGAAACGAGCTTTTTTTCCAGAAAGCAGAATTTCCGGCTGAAACCGTCCATGACGGTGTTCCGGACAAAGTCGTTGACTGCCATTACAGTTTCCTCCATTGGTTGATCTCCTTGCGGTACCGGGTCAGACCATCCGCAGGGAGTCCGTCGGATCCGGTCGCCATGGACCCGGACCACCCATTGAACGACTGCGACACATACATACCGCCGGAGGGGAGTCTTGCGTCGTAGTCGGTGATCTTCCGGGCCAGCTCCACAAAAGCAGGCGGCACCCGCATGGGCTGCACTGTGCCGTTAAACGTCTCGGCGGTGAGGTCTCCGTCTCCGGCCATGTGCACGCCATCATTAAAGATAGAGCCGCACACGAGGAAATACTGACCCGGCACTACCCCGGCGGGAACGGTATCCGGCTCAAAGACAAACTCCCCGGCAATTGGGTCGTCTGCCCGGTCAAAGAAATTGTGCGTGTAGACGCACAGCTCAGGGACGGTCATGCAAAGTCACCCCCTTGCAGGTTAGACCGATTCACCCGGGGTAATGGTCTCGACAGCGATACCGTCCAGATACTCAGCAAACAGGGTCACGCCCATAATGGCGTAGCTCTCGGAGGTTGCGGTGCTGTAGTTTGCCTGAGTGTGGAAGCCGATGAGGTTGCTTGCCTCGCCTGCGGTCCGGTAGACCAGACCTGCGCGGGCAAACTCGCTATCCGCAGGATCCACATAGTACATGACGATGTTGTCTACCGGGGTGGCAATAACCTTTCCCTTCGCGATCTCACTGTCGGACAGCAGGAAGATGGTGTTGTAACCCATGAAGTCCTTGATGTACTGGAAGCCGAACTGGTTCTGCACGGTGATATTGGCATTGCCCAGATAGTCGTACACGTCCATCACGTTGACAAAGCCAACAACGCCGGTCACGGTGCGATGCATGGTCTTGAACTTGTTCTCGACCGCGCCCTTGGCATGTGCCAGCGCCATCTGGAAGGTCTTGGGAGTGCCCTTCAGGGTGCCGGTGTTCAGGAACTTGTAGAACTTATCCGTTACCAGAGCGGTCAGGTCGTACAGGAACTCATCATCGGTCTTCTGCACGGCGACATCGTAGCCGTAATTCTGGATTGCCTCAATGGTGACAGACTTGCCGTACTTGTCGATGGTGATCTTGCCGTACTCCTTCTCCTTGACGGTGTACTTGCTGAACGGGATCTCTTCGCCCTCGCCCACGGTGCCGCTCTGCAGGGTGCCCTGTGCATACTTGCTCTTGAGCACGGTGCCAGGCTGCATCCGGATGGGGCGCATGATGCCCAGAATGGTGCGCAGATGGTCCCAGTTGCGCTGGAAGCGGGTCACAAAGTCGATTTCACGCGCGGCTACGGTGATATCGGTGGTCATGGTGATACCTTCTTTTGCTGCCATATGTTATTCCTTTCCGCCGCCTGTAAACAGGTCGGCATTTGCAGCAATCGCGGCCTGGCGTTCGCCAGCGTCCTTGATTGCAAAAATTTGGTCTTTGGTCATTTTGGAGCCGGTGTTGGTGGGCGGGTTGTCCACCTTCGCGCCGGTGGTGGTCGTAGTGCCTACGAAGTCGCTCCAATCAGCTTTCAGGCTGTCGGCGTGCTTCTTGGCGTCCTTGACGTTGCCCTTATCGTCCAGCTCCAGCTTGTCGATATCCTCGCCAGACAGCCGCACGACCCGATCAGCATACTTGTCCAGCACCCCGGCGGACTTCAGCAACTCCCGGAACTTGGCTTCCTTTGCTGCGTGGGCGTCTCTCTGGGTCTGCTGGGCCTTGTAATCGGTCAGCGCCTTTTCCGCAATGGTCTTGCCGTTGGCGGCGGCGTCCCGCTCCTTCTCGGCCTTGGCGGTCGCGGCCTTGGCGTCATCCAGCTGGTTCTGAAGAGCGTCCGTTTCGGTGTGCAGCATGTCCAGAATCTTCTTCATCTTGCCGCTGACGTCCACGGTCTCATCCTCCAGAATTGCGCGGAGGTCTTTTCTCTCAAGTGCCATGTGATAGTCCTTTCTGCCCTTGCTCGGGCTGCCATGCTTGGCAATAAGGTTTATTTGCCGGACGTGCTGCCGGTGTGGTGCCGCCTGTGGGGCTTGAACCCACGGCCCCCGGATTACAAATCCGGTGCTCTGCCGGCCTGAGCTAAAGCGGCATAAAAAAGCGGCTGACGCTGTGCGCCAACCGCTGAGTATTTAGTTTTTGCGTGCAACTTTGGTGATACATTCGACCGCCCAAAACTTCGCTTCCTGTAATTTTGTCATGCACAGACTTTTTTCTCGGCTTTCAGGAAGTGCGTCAAGCTGCGTTGCAAGCTCAAGGAAAAGGTCTTCTGCCTCGCAGTGCGCAGTTTTCACATCATCGGGCAGGAACTTTTCTTTTGGTGTTTTGAACATTTTCTCCAAATTCATAAATTACGCCTCCTTGTTCCCTTCCTCCACGGCGATCTGCCGCAGCTCTTCAATGTGGTCCTCCACCGCCGGGCGGAGGAACGGACGGGCTTTCATGCCCCGGGTAAAGTGCCACTTGCCGTTAAAGTCCTTCCAGACCCACGGCGTTTTTCGTCCGTTGCCCTTCTCGGCAAAGACGCCCGTGCCCAGCTCCACATACACGCTGTAAAACAGATTGCTGCCGATGGTCACGGTCTTTTTTGCGAGGTCGAGGGCGTAGGTCAGGCTCTGCTTGAGCGCACCGCCCACATAGCCCTGTATGCCTGTGCTTTCCTCCGTGCCAGTAGGCACAAGCAGCTGGGCGTAGTCCTGCACCTTCATGCCCCAGATGGTAAGCACCCGCTCCGCCCATGAATCCAGCGCCTCATGCAGCTGCGGGGTGTTGTCGGTGAATTTGATGTCGTAGTTGAAATTCATGCTATACTCCATGTATAACAAAACCCCGCCCCGGTGTGGGGCAGGGTCGGTGATTCAGTTACAGGTACAGCAGCCGGAACGTCTCACGGCCTTTGGGGGTGATGAGCGTCTGCACGCCGCTCCACTGGGTCTTGTCGTTCTTGGCTTCCTTGACCTCAAACAGGCCGTTGTTCTTGTCCTCACGGGGCAGCAACTTGCCTTTCTGGTCACGGTAAAGGAATTTCTTGTCCAGAAGCCACGCCACAAAGGCTTTTGGCTTGATGCCCAGCTCTTTGGCTGTCTCCCGGAAATTGGTCAACAGGTTGCGGTCAACCAGTTCGTCGAAGTATTCTGCCTTGGGCTGCATGATCTGCTTCTCCACGTTAAGCTGGCTATTCTGTGCGGTCAGCTCACAAATGCGGGCTTCCCGGTCTGCAAGGGTCTTGTTCGCCACAAGCAGCGCCTTTGCCATCAGCTCCTCCGGGGTGAGCTGCTCCTGCCCGGCGATGTACCCGCCGTTCTTGCGGATGGACGGCAGCACCTCGGACGTGACCCACTTGCGGAAGGGCTTTGCCTCCGGCTTGTCGCTGCGCAGGATGACGTTGTACAGACCGGACTCGTTGACGCAAACCATTTCGATGGTCTTTTCGGGGTTCTGGGGGTGGGGGAGGTCAAACCTACCCACCTCATCAGGGTCAAGTCGCTCCTGAACGTATCTCTGGTTGCTGATGTTCAGCGTGCTGCACACGTCCTTCAGGACGAACCACGGATCGCCGTTCAGCTCCACGGTGCGAACTTCGTTGTTCTGGTAGTTGAAAATCTGAATATTAGACATGAGAAATCTCCTTATTGCTTTCATCAATGATTGCGTTTACTTCTTTCTCCAGACCAGAGATGCTGCCGAACAGCGTGCACAGGATGGAATCATACATAGGCGCTTCATCCCACAGGCGGGAAACATCACGCTCGTTGCGTGGGCGGATCAGATCATCCGTCTTGTGGGTCTCCTCAAACCAGTTTGCAAAGATGTTCAACAGGTTGTGCATCGTCTGGAGCTCACCGGAAACCATGTCCAACTCAAACTCTGCGCTTGCGATTTTGCTTGTTTGCATCATCATGACCTCACATTTTACTTGACTTTTTCTTATAAATAAAATAAAATGTGAGTAAGAGGAGCTTTTTTGTTGGGTTGGTTTCTCTTATCTTCGAGTGGTTAGTTGTTACGAGCAGCTAACCACTCTTTTTTGTACTGTTCAAACTTCTTGCGCTGTTCTTCGGGGTTCAGCTTCTTGAAATCCTTGAACTTCATGGGCGTCTCCTTTCCGCCCCTCTCACTCACAAGATATATTATACTACGATTTGCGTAATCAGTCAATACGTTTTTCGTTAGTTTCTTGAAAATAATTTCTTTTTTCGTATTGATTTGAAACGAAAGTCGTAGTATTATAGATGTAAGAAAGAGGTGAAAGAGATGTCGATTCGTTATCATCTGAAAGCGTTACTCGCAGATGCAAACATGACGCAAAAGGAACTTGCCGAAGTAACCGGGATTCGTCCTCCAACTATCTCGGCTCTTTGCCTTGGAACGGTCAAACAGCTCCCCATCGGGGTTCTTGAAAAAATTTGCACCGTTCTGAATTGCCAGCCCGGCGACATACTGGAATATGTGCCGGATAAATCCGAACAGTGACCCTACACCCTGCCGGGAGGCAGGGCTTTATTTTTATACTCAATCATTTTACCTTCTCCTTTTTCTTGCGCTCCCGCTCTTTTGCCCACCACATTTGTTCGGCTTCCGTGCCGCCCTTGGATTTATACCACTCGGTATAGGTCATAACCGGCACGGCTTTCTTTACTGCCACTTTTATGGGCTTGCCTTTGGCGTCCACCATACCCGTGTCTTCGTATGTGACGATATTTTCCCGCCGGGCGGCGTTCTGCCTGGGGTACTTGCCCAGCGCAGAGGACAGCACACAGCGGCAGTGGTAAACCATCTCCGGCGCGGCGTTGGGGTCTCCGGGGCGCTGTATCTTGTAGCCCATGACCTTGAACGGCTCGTCAAGCTCTGCCGTCTGCTGATCCAGCAGGCGGTGCATCTCACGGGTACGGTAGTCGTGGGTGGAGTTCCACCGCTTTTTGACCTCGATGCCCAGAGCCTTGGCGTTGCGCATCTGCTGCAATGCCCCGGCGTTCTGAGCGCCTGTGAGCGCCGTGATGGCGTTGTTCATGGCCCAGTGGATCTCTGTATCAGCCATGCCGTTGACGGCCTGCACGGCGATGTCGTGGACGCTCTTGCCCTGCACGATGCCTTGCATGACGTAGCGGTTGAACACCCGGGCGTCATAGGTGCGGTTGCTCTCGCTCTTGATGCGCTTGTTTGGCACCAGCTTGGGGTTTTCCTTCAGCAGCAGCTTGACTGCTTCGGTATTGTACAGGGTCAGCCCGAACGTCACGCCTGCGGCCTGTTCCAGCTCGTAGAAAGCCCAGTTTGCGCCAAAGGAAAAGATATTGTATTGCTCATCCCGGGCCAGCTTGTAGGCCGTCTGCTGTGCTGTGGTACAGGTCTGGGTGATGCCGTCCAGCTTAGCGTGCATCAAATCGGACTGAAAGACCTGATTTTGCAGCCAGATGCGGTAATCCTCTTCGGTGATCTCGCCCACATCCAGCTGCGCCCGCTTGCGCTCGTCCAACGCTCGGTACTTCCCAAGAAACTCGGTGAGCTGCTCGGTCATTTCCCGGCGGGCTGTGCCGTATACCCGCAAAATGCGGCGGCGCAGGCGGTTCAGCTGCCGGGTGGAAATGCGGTCACGGTCAGAGATCATGTTTCATCACCGTTGTCATCCTCGTCCTCGCCCACGGTTTCTCGTGCTGCGCTTTCCGCCATCAGGGACGCCCTGGCCTTTTCTTTCTGCTCCGGGGTCAGGTTGGGCAGCAGGTCAATGGCCATGTCCTGCCCGATGATCGCCGCCTCGGAGATTACTGTGCTGACCTGCTCTGCGGTGTTTACGATCCGGCTCCGGTTGAATGTCGGCGTTGCGCTGCCAAAGCCAGCCAGCGCACAAATCTGACGAACAAAAGGTTTGATCTGAGCCTCGAAGTCGTCTGCGTTCTGGTTCATGGGTTCATAGGCTGCATCCAGATGGTCGTTGGTGCTGTTTGCGCTGACACAATGCACGTCCAGACCGCCGAAATCCTCATAGACCCGGGTGTGCAGCAGCTCTAGCAGGGTCTGCCGGGCAGTCACCGGCACTTCGCTGGTGTATGGGGTGATCTTGCCTCCCTCGCTGGTGTCCGCACCGGCGATGTGGTAGAGGTTCAGCTTCGCAAGGAACTCCTGCAGTTCATCATCGGTCATGCCGTTGAAGTTTTCGCACAGCCAGTAAATCTGTGCGCAATCCTGCAAGTCGCTGCAGAAGCCGGACGTCACCAGATCGGTGTTGTCGATGTAGGCTTTCAGGCCTACGAGGGTGCTTTGATGCAGGTCGGATCCCCACAGCGGTACCACAGGCAGAGTGCTGTAGTTTTCCCCCTCCACGCTTTCCAGCCCGCCGCCGGGGGTGGAGACGGTCACGCTCTTGTATGCCTGCTTCGGGGCCGTCTCCTGCATAGTGCTGCCGATCCTGCTTTCCGTGTACTCGGTGTAACCGTCCTCTTCGTACAGGACATAGTGCATATCCGTGTCAGGATTCAGCCGCCAGAACCGCACCCCGGCCCGCATGGAGCCGGAGGTCTCATCGTACAGGGGCGCAAACTCGGTCAGCTTGAACACCACCAGATGGTCGTTGTTCCAGAAGCCAAAGCTCTCACCGTGGATTAGGGCAAAGTATCCGGCTTTCTGGATCTGCTCGTCAAATTCAGCCCCCAGTTTTCCTTTGTCCACGTTTTTATCCGCAAAGGTGACGCCGTTGCCCAGGGAGTAGGTAGCACGCTGTTTGTTGAGCCGCCGGAACAGATTGCTCTTGACCATATCGGGCCGGGGTACATCCTGCCGGGTGTTCTTGGAAAGGCGCTTCAGCATAAAGGCGTAGGCTTGCGCGAAGCGTTCCGCGCCCGGGTTTTTCTGGGCGTCGTACAGGTCGGCGTCCAGAGCCATCTTGTAGGGCCCGGAAGTGCAGTGCTGTTGCACGAACCGCCGGACAAAATCGGGCTGTTCCCCGGCGGCTTGCGCCTGCTGAAAGGTCTGGAATGTGTATACAGTGCTCAAAATCAATCCCTCAGTTTCACAAGGCGCTTTGTGCGCACGAAATAGCGGATAGCGTCCATGCAGTGGTCGTTGACCTTCAGCACGGTGTCGTCTTTGTCCGGGTCCCAAGCGTACACGCCGAACTCTTCCAGCGTGTGCTTGCAGTCTTTGTAGATCTTCAGCCGCCCGATCTGCAGCATAGTCTGCACGTCCAGAATGCCGCTCAGAACGTCGTTATTTGCGGGGGTCTGGGTAAAGCCATTCTTGCGCAGTTCCGTAATCAGGGGCAGGGCAGAGGGGTCCACGATGATCCTCTCCGGCTTGAGACCGTTCAGCCACGCCTTGAGGTCTGCAACATACTCGCCCACGGTCTTTTGCCGCTTCTGTTCGCGGCCGCTGTAGTAGTACTCCCGGGTGACGATCCAGCAGTCTGCATCTGCCTGCTTCTGGAGCAGCAAAAAGACCGTTGCGTTCTGGGTGCCAAAGTCACACGCCACATAGGCGCTTTTGGGGGACAGTTCCGGCAGCTCATCAACGACATGCTTTTTGCGGTCGAACATGTCATATACAAGTCCCTCTGCCACCGTCCACAGGCCCAGAATGTAGCGCTGGTAGAAAACGCCGCTGTACTGGCTGCGGTATCTGGCCTTGATTTCCTCGGAGAGCGACAAGTTGTCGTCCATCGTAAAGTGGAGGTACATCATCTTGCGGGAACGGCATTTCCGCACCCACTCAAGATAAAACCAATGCTGTGGGCTGCCCGGGTTGCAGTTGAACCAGAATTTTGACCCGGTGACGGAGCAGCGGGCAGTGGCCTGATTGACAAAGCTCTGCGGCATCAGCGCCACCTCGTCAAAGAATGCCCCAGCCAGCGTGATGCCCTGGATCAGGTCTTGGCTGCTCTCGTCTTTGCCGCCGAAAAAGTAAAACTCGTTGGATTTGCCGCCTTTGCTGACGGTCATGAAATTTTCTGCCCGATGCTCTTTGACATTGTAGCCACGGGCTGCAAGCTGCTGCTTGAGCGTGCCAAGCACGTTTCGCCGGAAGCTGGCAATGGTCTTGCCGCACATGGCAAACTGCTGGCCGCTGTAGCAGGTCATGGCCCACTGGACAAAAGAAAAGCTCATGGCAAAGGTCTTGCCCGAGCGGATAGCGCCATCGGCAATGATGCCGTTGTATCCGCTGTATGCGCTCTGCGGTGTCCACCAGCTAAGAACCTGTTTCTGCCGCTGGCTGAGGGCTTTCCAGCGAAAGCCGTTACTTTTCCGCATTGTCGTCCTCTTCCTTTGGCAGAAGATCCACATCGTCAGGCGGGCTGAGGTCTGCGGCGGCATTCAGGGCCTCCGCAAGGCCATCGTCCGGGACTTCAACGCCGCTCTGACCTCCCAGCATGGCAAACTTGTCCACAATGGTGCCGAACGCCGTTGACAGCTGCGGCAGTGTTGCTTCCGCAATCTTGTCCGGGTCAGCCATCGCTTTCAGATACAGCCCGAGAAGTTCTTGTGCTTCTCCTTGCTTGCTCTCCATATAGGCCAGCATGTCCTGCGCATTCTGCTCTTTTTTTCTGTCGCACAAATCCGCACATTCCGGGTTTTCCTTCACGATCTTGCGCACAGTGCTTTCTGCAACGTCGTTTAGCTTTGCGGTGCGGGTGTAATTTTGAAGCTGGATATAATCCGCGATGATCTTCTTTTTTTGCCTGTCTGTCAGCCGCTTTGCGCTCACCGCCACCACCTCTCTAAATTCATGCAAAAGAAAAACCGCCCGGAAATCCGAACGGTCAAAATGTTAAAATAAGCAGCGCCCAGCATTCAGTTGCGTTGGACAGGCGTCAAACGGTGGGCGCTGCTGCATCTGGAACTTTCGCCGCCAGATGCCCGGCTATCTGCGCAGCCCCCTCCAGGGTACGCAAATGGCATTCCCGGCAGGGACCGAGCCTGCAGCCTCTGGTTTTGGAGACCAGCGCTCTACCAATTGAGCTACGGGAATATAAAAGCCGCCCTTGGAATCGAACCAGCCGTGTCTACACACACGCGCCGCGCTCCAAACTGCGCTCAGGCGGCCATATAAAAACAGCTCCGGTTCTCCGCCGGGGCTGTTGGTTGGCGCACATCCTGTCAGGAAAGCTACACCTTGTCAAGGATTCTAAGGCCTTTTCTCGGCACGGGAGGTTGCACGTGCGGCCTTGCGGGTTGTCTAGTCCATGCGCCATATGGTGCGATACGGCGGAATCGAACCGCCTCCTGTCTCTCATGAGCGTCAGGCTGCCTTTGTGTCAGTGTATCGCATAGAAGCAGCCCGCGAAACGTGAAGAGAGAGCAAAGCCCAGTGCCTGCAAGCAGAAAAGGAGGAAAATGCCAAGAAGGGACACGTTTCGGAGGCTGCATGCATCGGTTTGCCTTTTGGCTTTTCCGATGATACAATTTTACACCATGCGATAGTGAAACCGCAATGTAATGACAGTGCAATGTTCTTAAAGGCTCAGCTCCTCCATTGCTTTGCGCCGCAAGACATAGACCATGCGCAGAGAGTAATTCATGTCTTTTGCGACCCTTTCCCACGTGAGGCAATCGAGATAGTACTTGTACAGCACCGTGTATGATTTCTCGTTCTGGATCTGGGCGAGCGCGTTTCTGATCTCGAGGAACAGCCTGTCGCAGACCGCTCTTTGCTCATAAGCCCGGCGCTCCGCTTCCTCCTTACGTTCCACCGCCCGGGCAAGGCTCTGGCCATCTTTGCTGCCGCCGGGGGCCGCGCTGAGGCTCTGGGTGATGTGCCGGGTGGCCTCCTGTGCTTCGGCCAGCCGGTCAGACAGCAAGTAGTATCTTTTCTCCGCTTCGCGGTAGCGGTTCAGCCACGCCTTAACGGTGCTGTAATCGGTTCTTTCCGGCTTCTGAGTGTCGGTGTCAGGTATCCATGTGCGAGCCATTGTTGCTCCTTTCTTCAAAATCGCGGCAATATTCGGGCGGATTTATGTATCCTTCGTCTTTTTCACCGCTCTGGCAGATATAGTGATATCCGGATTCTGACGCCCCAAATTTTTGCTTTAAGAATACGCACCGGTCGCAAAGGCAAGGTTTGTTTCGGTTGAGCCGCCGCTTGAAATATTCAATTGGGTTGCCATCGCTAAGAACAAACCAGATGAAAAGCCCTGCAAGTGTTGCCATGAACAGCGTGCTTGCAACTTCAAATAGAATATCAATCATTTTACTCCTCCATTTCTTCGATCCAAATTTCAACTCTTGGTTTTTTCTTGTCGTAGTCCACCCGGCTTCCATCGTGGGCGGCAACGATCTTGCTGTTGTCGTCCTCCAGTACGCGGGCTTTCACCAGAATGTCCGTTGTAGCCTCGATGAGGTTTGCCAGATCGACCCGGCGGGCGGTCTTCATGTAGTACACGCACCTCACGTTCACGCGGGCAGAAATGGGGCTGCGCAGCTTTTTGATTTGCCGCAGGCAGTCCGTCTCATAATCCACATAAACCTTGCTGGGGGAAACGAATGGGGTCCCGGAGCGTGTGCGGAGAATGCGGGCAGAGTTTTTCTTTGTGCGCGGGTCGCCGTAGAGAGTCAAGTGCATTTCTTTCGTTCCTCGCTGTTCCACTGCTTGAGTGTTGGTGCGTAATGCCCGCACATCAAACAACAAAGTTCAGTCCCCGGGGCTGACAGCACTGTGAGCTTCGGATTAACTGACTCGATTTTCTTTCCCCATGCAATAAATCCGCTCCCGCACTTTGGGCAAGGAAGAACAGTGTATGATTTTTTTATCACTTCACATCCTCCATCAGATCGTCAATGTGCATCTGCACGGCCTGCTCCGGCACGTCTTCCCAGCCGATGCCGATATAGTCCAGCACACGGCCCCAGCCGTACCAGTTTCCATTTTCGTCCCGGCAGACGTGCTTCATCCAGAACTCCCATTCTTTGGGGTTGGTTTCCCGCAAAATATCAAACCGATGCGGCCTGCCCTCGACGTGGATCCCAAAGCCGCACATGGTGCAGCCGGTGCGCTGCGCCTTTGTGGTGTACAACTTGCCGTCTCTGTCCTTCGCGATCTCGCCATATTCGGCGGGAATAGGAACGTTCAAATCAAGCGCAAGCTGCAAAATGTCCTGTCGGTCGAAAATGGCAAAGGGCGCGCTTCTGGTGGTGGTCTTGCCGAAATAGTTGCAGCCGTGCATCTTCAGGCTTTTTTCGCGCCGCCCGCCTTCGCTGGCCATAAGGCCCATGTAGGGCACACTGTTGTGGTCCCGTGCCCAGTCGTTGCAGGGCTTTTCCTTGAGGTAGTAGCAGCAGCGGTCAGACACCTTGAATGGGGCCGCCTGATACCCAAGCGCTGCGCCCTCCGCGTCTGCGCCGCCAAACAGGTCGAGCCACTTCTGCGGCAGCTTCATGCGGCTGTTCTTCTGCCAGCCGCCATATTCGCCGGTTTCCCCGGTGATGATCGCATGCCGCACGGTTGCGTTTTGATCTGTCGGGTTTTGCAGCAACATGATCTTGCCTGCCTTTTCCTTGCTGATCACAGGCCAGCCAAATTCCTGTAAGACCTGAACCTTACTTTTCAGCGGCTTCAGGAACACGAAAGACGGCGCTTCGCCATCGCCCATCCAGTTTTTGTACTCAGCTTCCATCTCCGCTTCCATCCGCTTGTGTACCTGCTGAACGCCCTTTCCCTCCAGCAATGAGCAGGACACACAGGTGACGGGCAGCCCGATGCTCTCCAAGAAGTAATGCAGCGTGATGGAATCCAGACCGCCCACGGATAGGTGCACGCCCTTTTCGTGCTCTTTTGCCCAGTAGTAAAATGCCTCGGCCATTTCCTGCGCGTGCTCTACCTTGCGCTTGTATTCCCACTTTTGCATCGTCTGAAAGCGCTCGATGTTCGCCAAAGAGCCGTTTTCAGCCATAATCTCCTGTACGGTTTTCATGCTTTTCTCCTTTTTCTGGGCGGGTGTTTTCCTCCCATCCATCCCTCTTTGTTGAAGTCGTTACGGCTGATCCGCTCCGCCGCGTGGTTACCGTTGGTGTAGATGCGCTGCGCTTCCAGCTGACGCTTGTACTCGGCGTACTTCGGGCAGCTGTCGTGACAGATCGGGTGCCGGTCGGGGCAGTCTTTGCAGGGCTCAAGTTTTACCATCGGTCTGCACCTCCTGATTTTCTTTTCCGAGCTCCTTCCTTGTCGGCTCGCTCGCCCGCAGCCTTGCCGCTTCACGTGGGGCAGTTGTGATATCGGCCTGAGCCTGCTTTAAGAATTCGGCACGGCGGTATGTGAGGTCCGGCATTTCAGCCAGCTCTGCAAGCCCTCCCACGCTCCCGGCATAGGATTTTGCCGCCGGGGTGAGTTGGTCATACAGGGCTTTCAGCTCTTTCTGTCCGTCACTACGCAGCAGCCCGCCCTTTTCATCAATGCCGGTCACCATCGGGAACTTGCGCCAGCTCAAAAATGTCTGTGCCTTGCGTGCCGCTACAGCCAGAGCTTCCCATTCAGCGGACGGGTCAAGACACTGGGAAAGCTGCTTGAAGATGTCGGCCACCGTGACCGGATAAACGCATACCCGGTTTGCCGCCAGAAAAGCCCGCTTGACAGTATCGCCGTCATAGTCGCCAAACTGATACGCCCACACATCGATAGTGGTCTGCATCTCCTCATCGGTCAGCGGCTTGGAACCCAGCTTGTACAGTACAAAATTCATGCGGATCAGCTTTGCCACGTCTTCCCGCGTCATGTCTCAAACCCTCTTTCTCTGTCCATCTTCGCCAGCACCCGGGCAAGCTGGTCGTCTACGGTTTCGGTTGGCTGCTTGCCCCTCGGTCTGGCTTGTCTGCTTTGTTCGTTGGCTTCCACGTCTCCCGGTGTGCGCAGGCCGTCCCGTTTCCAGCCGGACAATATGCCGTTGATGTAGTTCCACGAGCGTTTTCCGGCTTCTGTAGCCTTGTCAATCGCCAGCAGGATCATCTCTGTGCTGTACTCCTGCCTCCACTTCTGCAGCTTGTCCAGTGCAGAGCGTGGGAAGTCCCCGACGGCCTGCTGATAATGCTGGACGATCTTGGAAAGTTCTACGTCAACGGCGGCGTGGGCGGCGCTATTATATATATCCCCGTTAGGGGATATAACAGTTCCAGTTCCAGTAACAGTTCCAGTTCCAGTAACAGTTCCAGTAACAGTATCAGTTCCAGTAACAGTATCAGTTCCAGTAACAGTATCATTATAGCTACCACTTGCTTGCACTTGGTAGCATGTGCTAGCATGTGCTGAGTTTGCTTGCATTTGAGCTGCACGGGCTTTTCCGGCTTCACGGCGCTTTTGCTTGACGTTCTCGTACTTTTCCGTAGCAGAATCCACTCCATTGCACATGAAACGGAAGTTCCCACGCATTCCACGGTCGGAAAACGTTGGATTCTCACCAGTGCGGACGTGTTTCGCCAAAGCTCGCATCAGCTGTCCGACTTCGGCATCCGTGTACTCTTCCAGCGCGTCAAACCAATCCAGATACACGACAAACGACTTTTTTTCTTCTTTTGCCACTTGCTCACCTCCTTTGCACGCCCGTATAGCCGGATAGCACAGCTTGCGAAATCAGAAGGGAAGATCTTCTGCGTCTTCGTTGATGGGGTCATACTCGGTAGATGGAGCCGGTTCAGGCGCGACAGTGCTGTGCGGTGCGTAATCCGCAAGCGTTTCACAGGGGTACATCTGCGCGCCCTGCAGGCCTGCCGGTTCTGCAGGTTCCAGCGGCGGGCCGGGCTGTGCCATCAGGTCGATCATCTGCTGCAGCCAGCGGAATGTCACCAGCCCACCGGGCTGAACATCATCCGCGTCCACGTCGTAATAGACCTTGCCGTTATACTCCCGCTCTTTCAGCTTTTGCGCAAAAACTGTGACCTGATCGCCTTTCTGCAGCATCCCATCCCACTGGTCGATGCTGTGCCAGAGGTTCACGCCCACAAAGAAGCTCTGCCATTTGCCGGATTCATCCTGTGTGCGGCTGGCTTTCAGGTCAAACTTCAGCACCCGCTTCTGCCCGGCATCGCGAAGTACCGGGTCTTTGGCGATCTCACCGTGCAGCATGATGCCGTTCTTGGTCTGGACGATCATGCATCATCACCGCCAAACGGATCATCGGCGTTTTCCTCTACAGAGGGTGCATCCGGGGCAGGGATCAGGGTGCCTGCCGTCTTGCGGTGACGGTGGGAACCTGCGTAAGGATCCAGCACCGGCAGTTCTTCAGGCGACACCTCGCGGGCGGTGCTTTCGGCATCCACACGCACCTCGCATTCATCGTACAGAGCGCCGAAGGTAGACGGGAACGCTTCACGCAGGGCGTGCACCAAAGCCACCTTGCGGATCATGGTGGCCTTCTTGCCATTCCAGAGGGACTTGCCGGTGTCGTACTCGGCCAGCTTCACCTCCTCGTAGCTGGGGCGGGTGCGGTCTTTCCGGTAGACCTTGGCCCAGCCGCCCAGAAGCTCCTCGCCCTCATAGACGATGGAACCCTCCCGGTGGTCCAGCTGCCCGGCTTCCGTGTCCAGCACGATGATGCCGGCCTCAAAGCCGTCAAAGGCCGGGTGCCGTTCGGCCATCTGCATGTAACAGTTCTTGCCCAGGACGATGGTGCTGGGGGTGTCCTCGCTGTTGTTGTCGTAGTGGATCAGATAGGCCTCTTTGGTGAAGGGGTTCAGGTGGTACTGCTTGCATGTTTCCAGAAAGATTTTGCATTCAGCATCGGTAGCCTTTGGGCAGATGAAGTTGCGCACGTCTCCAAAACTCACAGTGAAGTGCTGGCCGTCAGCACCGGTGATCTCCACGGGGACGGACGGGGATGCGGCCTGCATAGCGGCTCTGCCTGCACGGTTGGCATTCTGGACGGAACGGTTTGCCAGAGACTGTGCGTTGGAAACAGAAGAAGTAGGCGCGGGTGCGCCGGGATGAGTAAATGCCATAAGTAAGTACCTCCAAAATTATTTGATAGAACCATAGCGGAAGCCGCGCTCTGCAGCTCCCTGCTTGAACCATGCGATGTCCTCACGGGTGAACTCTACCCAGAAACGATATTGCTTGCGGGCAGGGGCTTTCGACTGTGCAGGCTCTGCGAATTTCTGAAGTATGCTGAAATCCAACCTGCCATCCGGCGTGATGGCTGCATTGCCCTGCGCCGTTTGAGCCGCTTCTGTGGCGATCTGGCGTTCTTCATCGGTCGGAGGGATAATGACCGGAGCTGTGGCCTGCGCCCGCTCTGCGGCCATTCTCTCGGCCTCTGCGCGGCGCTGTGCGTCCCGGGCCTTCTGGCGGCGGCTATGCTCCACAAGGGCAGCGTTCAGATTCAGTTCACACAGATACTCCGTGGTGCAAGCCTCTGCGTCCCCGCCGCAGGTCTCCCGGATCAGACGCAGCTCTTCCCGCCGGGTCTCCACGCTCTTGCGCAGCTCCCGGCTGGCCTTTGCCAGATCATAGGTCTTGTTGAGCCACTGCGGCACAAGCAAGCGGTCAAAGGGGATAAGCTCCCGCAACTCGCCGATGCAGTCAGCATAGACAGCCCGCAGCGCATCCTGCTTATCCTGCCTCTCGGCTTCCTCCACAGCCTTGACTTGCTGGTCAATGGCACCGGAGACAGCCTTGCACTGACCCTGCATCTTCTTGGCACTCTGCAAGAAATCTTCCAACGGCTTCATGTAAAAAGCCTTGGCGTTGCGGGCGGCATCGCTGAGCTGCTTGTCCAGCTTGTTCACTGCGGCGCGGTCGGCCTTGGCATCCTTGATAGTCTCCGGGGTGTAGACGCGGCCGGTGTAGGCGGCCAGCATCTCGGTCAGGTTCTGCTGCACCTCAGCTTCATTCCACCGGATCGCGGGCAGTTCCGGGTGGTCCACCCGGACGGTCAATTCTTCTTGCATAAATATTCACCTCGCATACACAACGTTCATATCAGCGTCAAACACCCTGTACAGCTGTTCGGGCTTTCTCTTTGCCAGTTCATCGGCAATCGAAATTGCATCCGAAGCAACCGGAAATTGCTGTTGCGAAACAAGCGCTGGCGGTTCTTGCGCCACATCGTAAATTCTTAAAAGTGCCACTTGTAAAACCTCCTGTTTGTGATATCTTTGTGGTGATGGGCGGCGAAACTCATCACCCTTTTGGCTTGTCCGTGTTGGAGCACGGGCAGGCTCTTCTTTTTTTGCGGCGTATCGGCGGAAGACTGTCCAACTCATCACGTCGGATGCACTCTTTTTCAAAAATGTACTTGCGAGCCCGACGCCTGCCGTTGCGGCTGTGGCTGCTTGCGGACGCAAAACTGTTTGCGGTTTTGTAACCCAGCCGTCTGGCACACATCTCAGACGTACCGCTGGCAATCAGGTCTCCGGTCTTGGCATCGTACACGGTGTACCACATGACATGGAGGACAGTGTCAGGCATACGTGATCTCCCCGGACTCCTCTTGCAGCATCTCCCGCACGTTGTCCATTTCTTCGGCGCACATCTCCCAGACGTTTGCCCGTGCGGAGTATCCGGCCCGGACAACAATGTCATCTGAGGCTTCGGCTTCTCGCCTGCAGCGTTCGGCAAGCCGCGTGTAGGATTTGACTTTGCCCTCAACGTACTCTTTGGCCGTCATCATGCCCCACGCTCCTGATTCTCCGGGTATTCCGGGTTGCGGGCGTGGGCGCGGTTGATCTTGCCGTACTTGCGCCGCTTTGCGGCTCTCTCCCTGTCCTCTGCGGCAAAGCCCAGACGAGCCAGCAGAACGGCGGCCAAAATCAGCACCAGCGACACCGCAAACAGTGTGCTGGAGATATATCCGGTGGTCTGCGCGGTGCCCTCTGCACCCATAGCTGCGCCCATTCCAACGCCGCCAAAAACGACAGCCAACCAGTAGTAAGTAGTAGATTTGAGTTTCATTCTTTCGGATCCTCCTTTGTATAAACCTTTTCGAGCTTGTAAAAATCCTTCACCCACGCCATAAATCCGGCACGGGAGATCAGCGGAGCCGCACTCTTGGTGTCAATGGATGGCACCGCCCATGCTGGGAAGCTGCCGGCCTGAATCATACCGGTAAAGATCGGCTCACTCACCGAAATGTTGTTGTCACGCATGATCTGGCAGCACTCTGCAATTCCCATGCTCTGCTTCATTATCGTCCACCTCCTTTTTTGTTCTCAGCTGCCGTTTCAGCCGGATATGCTCCAACCGCTCCGGCTGCCTTGCATCCCAGCGCTGTTCAAGCCAACGCTTGTTGTAGTGCTTCTTCACGGTGCAGCCTCCACAAACTCGCCATTTTCGAGGGTGTACCAGGTGTTCTCTTTGATAACGGCTCCGTCAACCTTTGCCATTTTGGCCAGCAGCATATTGCCGTCATCATCGTACTCGGTCAGCACCAGATAGCAGCCCAGTGCGCCGCACGCCTTACCGCAAGCTCCGTTTACAACGGAAATGCTATCTTTTCCGTCTGCTTTTGCGCTGCAATAAGCCCCAGTGGCTGCTGCCGTGCTGGAATCGCCGCTGGAACCCGCCGTGCTGTAATCGCCGCTGGAACCCGCCGTGCTGTAATCGCCGCTGGAACCCGCCGTGCTGGAATAGCCGCTGGAACCCGCCGTGCTGGAATCGCCGCTGGAACCCGCCGTGCTGTAATTGCCGCTGGAACCCGCCGTGCTGTAATCGCCGCTGGAACCCGCCGTGCTGTAATAGCCGCTGG